AATACAAGCCAAAGAAGGATACAATTGAATACACAGTATTCGTCCGCTTTGGTCTACAGTGGGAAGAACTTGATGCGGTTGCTTATGCAGATGCAGCAGTTGATCCTACAGCATAATAGTTTGTAAAAACTAAACGATAGGGAGGGCAGCGTAAAAACTGCCCTCCTTTATCAATTAAGGAATATAAATGTCATATCCAGGAAATCCTACAGTTCCTCATCAGCACGATGGTGATGGAGCAATTGCTGTTGGAGGAGTTGGCGGGGTAATAGTAATGGGTCCATCAGGAATTATTACACAAAACAATGTTTTAGGAAATATACCAACACCTATATTTGGTGAGAATATATCAATTTCTGGAACACCTAGTGGTATTAGAAGACCACAAACATTGAGAGCAAGCAGAAGATAATTCATTTCTGATATAATAGCAGTGGAGGATATTATGGCAACAACAGTAGAAGTAGTAGAAAAATTTGCTAAAAAGACAGTACCACAATTACAGGCATATGCCAAAAAGCACAATATAGATTTATATGGAACTGAAACAAAAGAGGAAATACTAGAGGCTATTTTGCCTTTTGTACCAAGAAAAGATCCAGTAGAAGAAGTAGCAGTAGAGAATCCAAAAGAAAAGATTGCACTTTACTCAGAGCGTAATCTACATTGGACTGGTGTGGGTGCCCTTGAAAAAGGATATAACATTGTCACTAAGGAGGCATCCGTTAAATGGTTAACTCATAAAGCAGTGCGTGAAGCATCGCCTAAAGAAGTAGCCAAACACTACGGTAAAATCTAATGCAAATATTGCGCTTACCACCATACCCGCTTACAATATCTTATGATGTTCCACTAGCGAACACAGAGTATTTATTGCTGATTCAAGACAGTTCTAGAAATGTTATTGAAGTTGAAGAAAATATAACATCTACTTCTGGATCACAAATTGAATACACCTTGCCATCCTTGTTTAGTTCTTATGATGAATCATATTATTTGGCAATCTATGAGGTAGAAGATGGTGAGCAGGCAGAGATTGTTGTTGAAGATAATCTAGAGGTAATGCGCCCGTATGTTAATCCAACCACACTTGCAAAAAAGTATGGGTCAGGAACAGCAACTGAAATTAATGAGTATACACAGTATGAAGACTTAGCAAGAGCAATCATTGATTCCATTGTTCCTGGAGGATTTTATTATGAAAGATCTTGGTATGAAGTAAATGGCAACGGAACAGACTACCTTGCTATCTGGGACAGAGTTTATAAAATCTTAAAGGCTTATGAAAACAATGAACTTGTTTGGGATTCAACACAAGATCCACAAGCATTGTTTGAGTGGAGTTACTTATTAACAAAAGATAAAACAGCAATTATTAAAGAGTGGAATCAGCAAACTACTGATTCATATGTCAGAGCAGTTGGAACACCAAAGGGTGTGCCGCTTGGTGAGTCAGATTCTATCTATTTATATGACACAGAGGATAGCCCCGTAACCTTGGCAGTTGCAGCAGGTGTTACATTTCCAATAACTTTCAACTACTTATTCTCACTAGAAACTGGGTACAAGGTAGTGCCTTATGATATACAAGATGCCATAACAATGCTTATTGATGATATTAAGTGTGGAAGAATGGAATACCACAAGAGATATATCCTTGATTATTCTACCGATCAATATAAGATTAAGATTGACAAATCTGCACTTGCTGGTACAGGCAACATCCTAGTAGACAGAATTCTAGAAAAGTATATAACAAACTTTGGTACACCTGGAGTATTGTAATGATAAGTTGCGATACAACAGATTTTATCTATCCAATGAAGGCTGATATTTACTATCCTATAATTACACAAAATAGTTATGGTCAGCCTAATAAAGAATGGGTATTTGATAGAACTATTGTTTGCAATGCTACTACAGTAGGCGGTGCTGGAGATGTTGAATTAAAGCCAGATACATTTTTACAATATGATGGAAAATTAGTTTGTAGATCAAGATCAGATATAAGAGTGTCTTCTAATGAGTCAGAAAATGCAATAACAAATATTCTTATTACAAATATTAGAAGTAAAACCGATATTATACTTTATAAAGAAACTGCTGGGCCTAGAACTGGCCGTGGAACAATATATGAGGTTGGAACTCTTGAGCCATTTGTCGGCCCATTTGGTGAAATAGAATACTACAAAATGCTCTGGCGTAGAACCGAAAACCAGACAGTTGGTGACTAATGAGAGTTTCACTAACAACAAACAATTTTGAAAAAGATCTTTTAAATATTGCAAACTATTCTTTAGGGTTTTTAGAAGGTGCACAAAAGGGTAAGAAGGTGTTTCTTGATAATTTGGGAAGAGGCGTTATTTTTGCTTTAGGTGAGTACATAGATGTTGAAGCAAGAGCAAACAGTTCAGCACTTCATCACGTATATGAGTGGTACAGAACTGGAAGTCCAGAAGCAAGACTGTTTGACATTAACTATACTGTTAGCAATCTTGGTCTTTCTATAAACTCAACTTTTAGACAATCAACAAGCGTTCAAGCAGACACAAATACACCTTTTTATAATAAAGCAAGAATCATGGAAGATGGAATTCCAGTTTTTATAAAACCAAAGAAAAACTCTGTAATAAGATTTTATTCAGGTGGAGAAACTGTTTTTACATCAAAGCCAATTACAGTAAGAAATCCAGGTGGAACAGAAGTAGAAGGTTCTTTTGAAAGAATCTTTGATGAATTTATGAAAAGATATTTTACTCAGGCATTCCTAAGAGCAAGCGGAGTTTCAGATTATATTAGTAACCCAATTATTTATAAAAAGAATCTAAAAGCAGGAGCAAAGCAGGGCAGACCAAAAGGCGTTGCTACTGGGTACAAGTGGATAACAAATGCAAAGATTGGGGTAGAATAAGATTATGGAAAATATTAATGTCACGGCATTCCCACCAACTTTTGTAAACCACTATGTTGTTGGACAACTGCAAAGTTTTGGCATTTTGAGCGGTACAGAGCAAATGGTACCAATATTCCCTACATCCCCTACAAACATAGAAGATGTATTTAGAAATTATATTGCTGCACCAGGAGTTTCTGACCCACTATTAATTCAATATGAAAGATTAATTAGATTTAGACCAACCCCATTTTATAGACATAAAAGAGAGCAGTTGGTGTATTATTTATACTGCACCAACTTAAGCAAAATAACAGATGCTCACAGAATTATCACAGACGCTCTTGATCGTGAAGATTCAGCAGCCCAAGACATAAACGCATGGTGCTCAGATCCTGACACTGGCATAGAGCCATACAATGTTTATTTTCATAACCTAAAGGTATATCAGGCAGACGAGACCAGAGACGTTCTAGAACTAGCCTCAGCCAGAACGGTATATGCAAATAAACTAATTATTGAGTATGACTATCATACTAATGACCAAATTACCCTCAATGGGGTAACATATACTAATCCTTACACTTAAAAATGCTGTTATACTTATTTTGAGGAAACACCCCAACAACTTAATATAGATTCTATTGAAAGTAGAGGTGAAAAAATATGGCATACACTCGTGGTACGTCTACTAACATTATTGTTGGTGCTGCAGCGCTTTTCGTCGCAGACACAACACTAACTGCTGGAACCCTACCTGCTTATATATCATCCGAGTCATACAGAGAGACAATCGCTGATGACACTGATTTTACTAACGTAGGTTATACAATGAACGGCCTTGAATTGCAGTTCCAACCAGACTTCGGCGAAGTACAGGTTGACCAACTTCTTGACGTTGCTAAGTTATACAAGCAGGGAATGCAAGTGAACATGGCAACGGCTTTTGCTGAAGCAACACTTGAGAACCTTCTTCTTGCACTTGCTTACAACTCTGATCAGTTGTCAGGCACAAAGAGCACATCTAACGGACAGGCACTTGACCTATCCGCAGGCGATATTGGCGAATGTCCAGTAGAGCGTGGAATTATTGCTGTAGGTCCAGGTACAGGTGACTGTGCGGACTCAGCATACGTAGAGCGTGTTTACAGCGCATACCGTGCACTCTCAATTGAGAATGTAACAGTATCTGCAAAGCGTGATGAGGCTTCAATGTTTGAAGTATCATTCCGTCTCCTACCAGAGGACACATCTGGTTCATACGGTAAGATCGTAGATCGTACCTGGACACCAGCAACATAATCTAGTTTTAGATTAATAACAGGCCCATCCCTTCGGGGGTGGGCTTTGTTGTTTCTATGATAGAATAGATAAAATGGCTACAGAAGTATATAACAGGGGAAATATTTATTTAATTGATGGAACAGAATTAGAAATAGTACCATTAAAGATTAAATATTTAAGAGAGTTTATGGTTGAGTTTGAAGGTGTAAAAAATGCCTCAGACGATGATTCAGCAATTGAAGTATTGGTAAAATGTGTTGGTGTTTGCATGAAACAATACTACCCAGAAATATTTAATTTAGTAGAAGATCATCTAGACCTACCAACAATATATAAGGTTATTGATATTGCTGCTGGAATTAAAATAAACAAAAAATCAGAAGAGCCAGTTGTAGAACAGGCAAAATCCAGCGGTATGACATGGGATGATCTAGACCTTGCAAAATTAGAAGCAGAGGTATTTATTCTGGGTATCTGGAAAGACTATCAAGAACTAGAAGAATCATTATCTATGCCAGAACTCATGGTTACTTTATCTAGTAAAAGAGAACTAGATTATGAAGAAAAGAAATTTTTGGCAGCAATACAGGGTGTAGATTTAGAAGGATCTACTAATCCTGATAAAGGTCAAAAAGAATGGGAAGACATGAAGGCTAGGGTATTTAGTGGTGGAGCCACTTCTGATAGCAATGATGTTTTATCACTTCAAGGACAAAATGCTAGAAAGGCTGGATTTGGTATTGGAATGGGGCTTGATTATGAAGATGCAAGAGATCCATCCCTTATGAAAAATTAGCCTATTCATGCTATAATTAAGGTTAACCTAAAATAGGAGGCAAAATGGCAACAACAAAGTATGAGGCTCAAAAACTCACACTTATGGACGGTACAGAAATTTCTGTTCGTCCTTTAAAAATCTCTCTACTTCGACCATTCATGGCAAAGTTTGAGGGAGTTGCGGCGGTGGCGGATAATAACGAGAAGTCAATGACTCTTCTTGTTGAATGTGTTCAGATTGCTATGAAGCAGTATAAGCCAGAACTAGCCGAAGACATTGAGAAACTAGAAGAAGTTCTAGATTTACCAACTGTCTACAAGATCGTAGAAGCAGCATCAGGCACAACACTTGCTGCAGACTCTAACGATTAATAACAAAAACTAAAAAGCGAGGTGTAAATAGATGGCTGATGTTAATGCTAATATTGGCGTTAATATTGATACGTCTGAAGCGTTAGCCCAACTAAAGGCTTTACAACGTCAGATATCTCAGTTTCATACATCTATCGCTAAAAGCAGCGAGTCGGCTGCATTGGCGCAGAGAGATCTGCAGAAGAATTTTCTTAATAGCGTAAATGCTATTGGATCATTTTCTGCAGAACTCCGCACCGTAAAAACAACAGCAGAATCTTTTACAGACTCACTTCAAAAAAACAAGTTCTCTATGCGAGAATACTTCAGGTTTGCTGGAGGATCAACCAAGACATTTGGTAAATTATTTAAATCAGAGTTTGACACAATTGGCAAGGTAGCAGAAGATCGTGTTAAAAGACTACAAACTCAATATATTAAATTAGGTCGTGATACAAGCGGTGCAATGAAGGCAATTGCCATCATGCCTAATCAACTTGATATGAGTAATTTTTCTACTCAATCACAAATGGCAGCACAAAAACAAGCAATATTTAATCAACTAGTTAAGCAAGGCTCTACCAATTTATTAAATTTTGGTAAGAATACTCAGTGGGCTGGTAGACAGTTGATGGTTGGCTTTACTCTGCCATTGATGGCTTTAGGAACAGCAGCAACACGTACTTTCATGGAAATGGAAGCACAAACAATTAAGTTTAGAAAAGTTTATGGAGATTTATTTACTCCAACAGAGGAAACAACCCAGGCATTAGATAACATAACCGCACTTGGACAGATGTTTACTCAGTATGGAATTGCTGTTTCACAAACAGTTGGGCTTGCAGCAGAGGCTGCAGCAGCAGGTTTTTCTGGAGTTGACCTACAACGTCAGACAACAGAAGCAACAAGACTTTCTATTCTTGGACAAGTAGATGCACAAAAAGCACTAGAGACAACAATATCTTTACAAAATGCTTTTAGAATGTCTTCTGATCAACTTGCATCATCTATTGACTTCCTTAACGCAGTAGAAAACCAAACAGTTGTATCTCTTGATGATATTACAACTGCAATTCCAAAGGTTGCTCCAGTTATTGAACAACTTGGTGGAGATGTAAAAGATTTAGCATTCTTTATGGCTGCAATGAAAGAAGGCGGAATCAATGCATCAGAAGGTGCAAACGCATTAAAGTCAGGTCTTGCAGCATTAATTAATCCAACTGACAAAGCATCTGCAATGCTTGCAGGCTATGGAATTAATATAAAGAAAATTATTGAAGGAAATCAAGGAGATCTAAAAACAACAGTTGTTGAGTTTGCTCAAGCACTTGATACTCTTGATCCCCTAACTCGTGCAAGAGCAATTGAGCAACTTTTTGGAAAGTTTCAGTTTGCTCGTTTGTCAACATTATTTACAAACGTAATAAATGAAACAGGTCAGGCAAGTCGTGTTTTAGATTTAGCAGGAACTTCTATTGAAGAACTAGCAGCCCTTTCTGAATCAGAATTAGGTATGACTGCAGATTCTGCAATGAACAAATTTAGAAAGTCTGTAGAAGATTTAAAGTTTGCCCTTGTTCCAGTAGGACAAACATTTATGCAAGCAGTGACACCAATTTTAGAATTTGTTGGCGGCATAGTAGAAAAGTTTAACAACCTATCTACTGGAGTAAAGAAAGCAATAGTTGTATTAACAGTTGCAATTGGAGCAATTGGTCCTGTAGCATTAATGGCATTTGGTTTGCTTGCAAATGGTTTGGCAAACATTGTTAAAGGTGCTATGGTATTGCGTAATGGATACCTAAGACTAACTGGACAAACACAAATACTTGGTGAACAAACTGAGTATTTAACAATGGAGCAGATTGATGCAGCCGCAGCATCTCACTCACTAGACCAATCACACGCCAGACTAACACAAACATTTACAGCAGAATCAAGTGCTGTTGCACAACTCATAGCAGCATACCAACAGGCAACTGCGGCTGCTGCAAAATTCGCAGCCGTAAATCCTGGCATGATGAGAGCGCCAGGTGGCGCACCTACCAAGAGAGCAAAGGGAAAGCCAGTAGTTGTCGGCGGTACTGGAAATCAAGACACAGAATTAGCACTACTAACTCCTGGAGAAACAGTAATTCCAGCAGAGATGTCAAAAAAGTATGGTGCATTAATTAATGGAATGATTGCTGGAAATATTCCGGGGTATAAAACTGGAAGAGGAAGTCTTGGAAGTGGTGACGCAGAGTTTGCTATGTCCATTGCGGCTGGTGCTCAACAAAGAAGTCAAGCAAAAATTAGAGAGTTTTTAGAAAAAGAACTTAAGGCTGTACCAGAAGCACTTGTTCAAGATTTTAAATCTTTAGTTACAACTGCTTCACAGGAAATACAACTTTCAGAAAAATCATTAAAGGAAAGACTAAAAGCATTTAGAGCACAATATAATGCAAATATTGGGCAACAAGAAGAATTACAGTTTGCACATCTAGATACTGGAAGAAGAGTTGCTGCTGGCCCATTGCTGGAAAGCGGAGCAGTAGTTGATCCAAGAACTCAAGCAAGACTAAAACAGTTTGTTGATGCCGCTGGAGCAGAAGCACTTGTTGATCTTAAAACTGGATTTGGTTTAGAATTAACTGGATTCTTAAATAATGCAATGCAGGGTGCAGGGGCAAGTTTACAAGATGTTCTTACTGATTTTGAAATTGGTGGAGTAGAAAAATTCCGTCAATCCGTTGAAATGGGCGGCGGTAATATGGAACAACTTGGAGATGAGTTAGTAGCATTTGATACAAGGTTCCAACAAAACTTGCAAGAAGCATATGATAATGGTGCAAGAATTATTGTTGATAGCCAGGCACAGATTGAGCAAATGAGACAAGAGGCACTTGCTAAAGGTGAAGCATTTGATGATACAGTTTATGTTGCAATGGATACTGTTGCACAGCAAACTAGAGAAAATGTTCTTAAATTAGGAAATGGCCTTGATGCTGTATTTGAGGAAGCAATAAACAGAGTTACAGAAATAAGATACCAAGGATTAACTCCAGACCAGCAGGCAGCACTGCCAGCAGGCTATGGTAGAGGATCAAAGGGCGGAAGAATAACTCCTGGTGGAACAAGTTATGGTAGAGGTAAAAAGGTTGTTGGAGACTTTAGAAATGCTCCACTTGCACAAGAAAGTGCCGCAAATGTTAATGCAGCAATTGCGGCAACAGCACAAGCAGCAGGTACACAGTCTCCATCAAGAAAAACAATTCCAATTGGAGAAGATATTGCTCGTGGTCTTGAAGTTGGAATGGATAACAGAAAAGACGATGTTGCAATGGCTGGTCAGGAACTTGCTACTGCAGCAGTTGCTGGAACACAAAGCGGTAGAGCAAGAAGGGCTGCATTTAGAGAAGAAGGCGCACCAACACCAACACTAACAGAAACTGGAACACAAAGTGGTGGACCAAGGGTTAGAAGAAGGTCTGGTAGACCAGAAGCATCATCTGAACTTACTTTAGAAGAAGCACGTCAATCAGCAATGTCAAAGGCAACCAAAGATGCAGCAGATAAAGAAATAACAGCAAGAAAGACATCTGCACAAAGACTTGATTCAATGAACAAGGGGCTTATGGCTGGAACGTTTGCACTAACATCTCTTGCTGGTGCAGGTTCTATGGCAAGTGGACCACTTGGAAATCTATCTCAACAAGTAATGAAATATTCTGGATTATTGTTTGCATTGATGTCTGTTACACAACTGTTGACACAAGCAAAGGTTACGGAGTTGGTTGCAACAAGAGCAAGTGCTGCCGCTGGATTAATGCAAGGTCTTGGTAAGGATGCTGCAGGAAAACAAATTGGTGCAAAAGTCTCTACTTTATTTACAAAAGGTGGAGGTCTTGCTGGATTTAAAAAGAACCTTTTAACTGCTGGAAAATTCTTATTCCGTTTTGCGGGTCCAGTCGGACTTGTCACAACAGGTCTTATTGGACTTTACTCTATAACCAAAATAATAAATGCAGAAAGAGAAAAAGAAAGACTTGCTATTGAGGGTCTTGGAGATGCAGCAACACTTTCTGCAGATAAAATAAAAAACCTTGGAGAATTTTTTAACGTTGTTCCAACACAGACAAAACTAGAAAGAACTGGCCCATCTTTAATTTTAAATAATGAAAAACGATCACAAGTTGACCAATTAAGAGCCACAGAATCTTTCCAAAAAGACTTTGGCAAAGATATTAAAGCACTTCAAGGCACATCAGATGCACAAGCAAAACTTATTTTTAATTCTTTAGCAATACAACTAAAGGGTAAAGGATTTGCAAAAGAAAACATAGATACGATTATCAAAGCATTGCAGGAAGAATCTGGCAAAACAAACATTAAGTTTGATTTTGCTAATATTGATATTGCAACCGAAAAAGGTCGTGCAACACTTCAAAGAACCGCTGTTAACTTAGGAAATTCTTTTGGAAAGCAGTTTTCAGAAGGATACTCTGAAGAAATTAAAACTGGTTTTAATCGTGCTACTGGACAAATTATTACCTATACAGAAAAAACGTTATCAAAAGGATTACAAAAGAGTGTAGCCACAACATCTAAAGTAATTGCAGGAATGTTTAATGGATTATCTGGACAAATTGAAAATGGCTCTATAACTGCAGCACAATTTAATGAGTCCTTTGCTGCAATATCTAAGACAATTGAAAATATGCCAGAGCCACAAGCAATGTTCTTGCTTGACAATATTTTAAAAAATATGCCAGGAGATCTTGCAAAAACTGCAATAGGAATTAAAAATGTTTCAGATCAATTCCTTATTGCACAAGCAGCAATGCTCGGTGTTTCAACAATTACTGCAGCAATGGTCAAGCAACTTAAGGCTGCATCTGAATCTAGCGATGGTGGAGCAGCACGAGCAGCAAACAGAGTAAGAGCAAAAATAAAATCAGATGTAAGTGCTGTTCAAGAATTGTTTGATCTTGTTAAAGCAGAAACAGATAAAATAAATAAGGGTACTGGAACTGGCAAAAAAGAAGATTCACCATTTGCATTGGCTGTTAAGCAATTGCAAAATCAACAAGCAGAATTAAAAAATACAACTACAGCATACAATATGCTTAAAAAGGCTGGCTTTGATTCAGCAACAGCCCTTGAATATGCAAAAGACTCAGTAATTGCACTTGGACTTGCAACAGGAACAATTAAGCCAGAACAACTTGAAACAATTAAAACATTAATGATTGATATTGAAAAAAGATCATCTTCTGCTGCGATAAGAGATTTTCTTACATCATTAAGAGATGAAAACACATTAAAGGAAAGTTTTTCTGGAATTATACCTAGTCTTTTAGCAATGGGTGCAACCTTTGAAGATATTGAAACAATTGTAAACAATCCAACCTTAATGAATTCTTTTGTAGACAAATCTGTTACCGTAGAAGATAGAACTAGAAGAATAAAAGAATATCTAGATGCTATAAGAACTGGCGAAGCAATTGATATTAATATTAATCTTCAAACACCAGAAGGAATACAAAAAGAGTTTGATAAAAGAAAATCAGCCGCAATGGAATATTATGATGTTCTTGAGCGTGAGATACAAGACAGATTTGAAGAACCGATAAAGGCTGCCGAAAAAGCAGCGGCAGATGCAGCAGATAATGTAAAAAAGATTCAAGATGAAATTGATGGTTTACAAAGCACCATAGCAACTAAGCAACGTAATATTGAATTAACTATTAATCGTCCAATTGAAGAATTACAGCAGTCTATAAATGACTTGCAACGTAAGATTGAAATGGAGTTTGACAGACCTCTTGGCCTTTTGCAAGATGAGTCGTCTAGACTTTCTGAAGACCTAACCATTATGGATAAGGCTGCAGAAGGAATTAATGCCAAGTATGATGCACAAGCAGCAGCACTAGAAAAAGTTTCTGAAATTAACCAAGACATTATAGGTCAACAAAAACAACAAATTGGTCTTGCAGATGCGCTAACACAGGGAGATATTTCTGCAGCAGCAAATGCAGCACAAGAGATGAGAGCAAGCAGAGCAGAGGCCGCATCAAGAGGTGCTGGAGATGTTATTCAGGCTGCAAGAGAGGCTGAACTTGGCGCTCAAAGAAGTCCTGGCGGTTTAACAAGAGATCAGATTGCACAAAGACAATATCAAATTGAAAGACAGTCTTATGCTTTGTCAACTCAAAGAAAAGTTGTTGAAGATCAAATTCTTGTAAATCAAGATAAAATTTATGCACTTGAGCAAAAAAGAATTCCACTTCTTGCCGAAATTACAAAAATTGAAGACGATATTTTATTAATTCAAAATGGCAGACTAGCAAAAAGGCAGGAAGAACTAGAGGCTGCGGAGTCTGCACTTGAAGCAACAAAAAAAGAACTTCAGGCAGAACTTGACACGATTGATGCACAGCGTGAGCGATGGGAAGATGCACAACTTGCAATTGACCTGGCTAAGGTTAAAGGCAAAGAATTCCAAGATCAACTTATAGCAAGTGAAAAGGTTGCAAAAGGAATTTCAGATAAGTGGAATGACATAAAATCCAAATCCGTAGAATTAAGAATTACTGAAGTTAGAACTGTTATTATAAATGAGATTAAGGGAACAACGGTACAAAAGGCTTATGGTGGAAAAATTAAAAAAATGGCTGCTGGTGGAGTCGTTCCTGGAACTGGCTTAACAGACAAAGTTCCAGCACTTTTAACACCTGGAGAATTTGTTATTAATAAAGAATCTACAAAAGCATTTGGACCACTTTTAAATAAAATCAATGAATCTAAATTCCCATCATTTTTAAATGCTGGCTATTCTCAAGAAAAATATAGTGCTGAGCCGTCTCTTTTTATATCTGCCCCATCAAGAACATCTGTAAATACTATTAGCGACAACTCCAACACAGTGTATAATTATAGTGTAGGCATTACCGTTGGAGGCTCTAGTGCTACACCAGACACAATTGCCAAGGCAGTCTTGGGAGAAATTAAATATATTGATTCACAAAGAATTAGAGGACAAAGATAATAATGGCTACAGCAGGATATTTAACTGGTAGAAAAAGATATCAAAGACCACAGGCTGTACTTTGGTCTAATAATGCTGGGACACTTGTAAACGGGCTGTATGTTCCAAATGGATATGAAGTTGGAGAAGATGTTCCAGAGGGAACAGATCAAAACTTAATAGATCAATTTTTAATTCTATCAGATCATAATCGTGGAGAAATCAATTTTCAAAATCAAAGACTTGAGCAAAGACAAAGAACAGTAAATGGTAGAATGAGATCTTATCATATAGCAGATAAGATTGGTATATCTTGGTCATGGAATATGCTTCCATCTCGTGCTTTTTATCAAAATGCCGAGTTTAATTCAACAACTGGTGTTTCACCATATCAAAACAATACACAAGAATTTACAGCAGATGGCGGTGCTGGTGGAGTTGAAATTTTAGACTGGTATCAAAATCACACTGGACCATTTTGGATGTATCTAGCGTACGATAAGTATTCTAATTTTGGTGATGATAATAATGCATTTGGACACCTTGCACAATATAATCAAATTATTCAAGTATACTTTGCAGATTTTTCTTATTCAGTAGTAAAGCGTGGTGGAAATAATTTTGACCTTTGGAATATTTCGGTAACACTGGAAGAGGTCTAAAATGTTTGTTAGTGAAGCATTAAAGACATATTTAGAAACATCTGCAACAATAAGACTTCAGTCACTAGTACTGGCTGAGTGGAATATGAATATGCCAGATAATATTCAAAAATTAGGCAATTATAGATATAGACCAACTACGCCAGAGTCAGAATATTTTACTCTTCCAATAAGTTTTGATCCACTAGATCAAGGAAATTTTTATACAGGAGCAACAGATGCTGACATTGTTGTTGATGGTGGAGTAACTAATTCTGGAGTTCCACAGCAGTTTACGCTACCCAAAGATAAACTGAAAATGATATATTCTTTAGAAGATTGCACAAAGCCATTTAGACCAAGATCTGGAATAAACAAGCCACTATATTTTGCTGGTAAATATTTAGCAAACTCTGGAGCAAGTATCGCAGAAAGACCAAGATACTATATGCCATCTAGGTATGATGAATTTAAATATTGGACATCTTATAGAACAGAAAACAACTTTGAACTTGGTATTGCTAAAAATATTTCTAATGGCTTAAACTATATTGATGATGCTGTTCCATTTGTTGTGTATAAAAATCCAGTTCCCGCAAATAGAATTATTGTAAAAATGCAGACAGGAGTTGGTTCAGTTGATCTTGGACCATTTACCACAAGCACTGGACCTATAGATGACCCATTGTTTGGAGATGCCAACAAATCAACACCATCAAGATGGAGAATTCAGTATCTAGTTGATAATAACTGGGTAGACGCTTATTCATTTACAGAAACAGATACTAGACCAGATGGTTCTGCAATTATTAAGTCTGACGGATATGTAGAACTAGAGTATGGTTTGGTAATTCCAGAACAATATAAAAGCATTTTTGTTTATGCAGAAACTCTTTCATCAACTACACTTCTTCCAGAATCTGCACCAATAGGATATGCCTATCTAATTATTGAAAACAGTGGAGACAAAGGAACGTTTTATATTTATACAGAAACTGGAGAAGATGATGGTTACGATTCTTTTGTTCCAGAATACGGGTGGGTGCTTGGGTCAGAAACAGTTACAAATCAAACAAACTTTGTAACAGACCTTACATCTCCAGAGGAGTTTATAGATAGCATTAGTGGTGAAACTGTATACAGAGAGTTTTCATATTTTCAAGGTATGAGAATTGTAGTTGAAGTAATGAATAAGTTTGAATCTACCTTTGATTTAATTGAAATGTCTCCCAGAATGGTAGTTGACATATCAGATAAAGTAATTGATTTTAGAGTTACAAAAACACTGTCTGATATTGGAATAACATCTTTACCAGTAGGACAACTTCTTGCTTCAACTGGAGAGATATCCATATTTGATGATGACCAATCTTTTAACTTTAATAATACTGATAGTATTATTTCAGAGTATGTTAGAAAAAACATTAAGTTTAATTTTTATGAAATTATAGTTGATGTTGATGGATTTGATTACTACATCCCCATAAAAACACTTTACTCAGAAGGTATGCCACAAGCAAATATTACCGCTGGAACACTATCTATTTCCTTGCGTGATTTTTATTTCTTTTTAGAGTCTATGCCTGCTCCAAGACTTTTAATGACTCAAACATCTTTAAGCATGGCAATTGTTACACTTTTAGACTATATTGGTTTTAGCAACTATTCTTTTAGAAGACTTGACACAGAGTCCGACCCTGTAATCCCATTTTTCTTTATTGCACCAGATCAAAACGTTGCAGAGGTGTTAAACCAGTTAGCAATTGCAACACAAACGGCAATGTTCTTTGATGAGTTTAATAATTTTATTGTAATGAGCAAAAACTATTTAATGCCAGACACAGAAGAAAGACCAACAGACTTTGTTCTTTCTGGATCAAATAATCAGACTGACTCAGGTGTAGTGGAAAATGCTACTTCTGGAAACCTACCAAACATCCTTGCAATTGCTTCTGAAGATAGAAAAGTTTATAACGATGGAAGAATTAACTATACAACAAGATATATACAGAGATCATATGGATCAATTCGTCAAGCCAATATGGTGGATCGTGATAAGACTTGGATATACAAGCCATCGCTTTTGTGGGAAGTTGCTGGAACAGAAAATACAAAAACAATAAATGAGGTAGCATCAAAACAAGGAAACTATGTTTTAGGCGCTATGCCACTAAACTCAGACTTAACTCCAGATGTTCCAATTGTTGCCAACGGTATAGTGATAAACAATATTATGGATCTTGGAGAGAATGTGTATTGGCTAACAAGATACCAAGGCTATGTGTATGCATCTGGTGAAGTTATTAGATATGATGCAGCAGAATTTAATATAACTGGAATAGGCAATGTTTGGATTAGCAATAATCAAGAATATCAAAAGTATTTTTCTTCTCTTCCTTTTAATGGAAAAATATATCCAACAGGACTAATAAGGATTTTTTCTACCCCTTACTATGAAACTGTTGATGGAATCACCAGACTGCAGTCAGGAGCCGTCTATGAGCACGGTAGAGGGCAGTTTGGTACCCCTGTGGTTACTCACACCGCAGGAGTCAACCAGTACTGGTCAGACAATGCATATGTTCGTGGATGTAACATGCAGACCCAGTATTTGTTTACAACAATGTTAGACGAAGATGTTTCTGTTCCACCAACCACACTTGGGGCTGCTGGCGTTGACAATACGCTTGCACGTCAAACAACAAGAAATGGCATTATTAAAAACTTTATGTCAACTAGTTATCAAACAGAGACAAACGTAAATAGTTTAAAGTCTACACAAAGTGGAACAATACAGTCTTCTGCTTTGGTAATGAATGGACCATCTTTTAAAACAACAGATGTACCAGTTAACTTTGTATCTTATCAATACAAGCAACTAGATAATGCTTATAGAGGTTTTGGAACAAGGGTTCGAATTATAGGAAAAATTGAAAACAATGAAAATCGTGGACAGACCCCAATTGGAAGTATACCGTACTACCAGGTCACTGGATCTCAGGCAAACCAAAATGTTAGCATAGGTGGCGGTTCTGGTGGTCTAGCAGTATTGCTAAATCCAGAAACTAATAATGGGTATTATTTTGAGATTGTTGCTTTAACTGAAACTAATATTGAATCTTATTTAAAATTAGACAAAAATGGAAAAGCGGCAGTAAATATAAACAACATTGTTTTTTATAAAGTTAAAAAAGACTCTTCTAACAATAATGCAATTCCAATCAAGTTATGGGGAGGACTAACAAGTGTTATTGTTGATGACGGAAGATTTACTGGACAGTATAGAATGGCTGGAGAAGAAAAGCCAACAGTCTATGATCTATACGTAGAGTATCAGGACATTGGAACAACACGCAGGTTTTTCCTGTATGTAAACAATAAGTTAATAAAAATAGTTGATGATACAGATCCGTTGCCAATCTACAACAACATGGCCCTGTTCATTCGTGGATCCTCTAGATGTATGTTTGAGCATGTCTATGCATTAACAAACAACTATTCTCAAAACACTGTTTCTGTTGTGGGACAAACCCTTTCGGGTGTTTTTGGAGACACGGAAATAGATGCAAACGAATCCTTTAGAAAATATGCAATTAGCGGCTTAATACAAGGAACTTACTTGTCTGGAATCAGTGCTCAGCAACCACCAAAATATAACATGTATTTTGATGAGTTTGGTTCTATTATGAGAGAATGTGCTTATTTTGATATTAAGTATGATCGATCATATCCTGCACTGTATGCACAACTTTCTCCTACTTTTAACAGAATTAAGGGATACACTACATCTGGTTTTCAAGCAGACTCTTATGGAGCAGAGTTCTTGATTTTTAATGCAACAGATACAGCGCTAAATCTTGATGACACCACTGGCAACTATTTAAGAATCCAGGGTATTACATTTACTCAAGACACATCATATGAGTTAACAGTAGATGAATATTTTAAGAAACAAAGTAATCTATCTGATCCAGAACTACAGGGAAGCACCCTTATAACATCACCACTGGTTGAAAAAGCAAAGTATGATAAAATTAAACTAAGTAGATTAATTTATGGAAAAAATGAATTTACAATTGATAGTCAATATATACAAACACAAGATGATGCAGATGAGTTAATGGGTTGGATTATTAATAAAGTCATGACACCTAAAAAATCTGTTGGTATAACCATGTTTTCTATTCCAACACTGCAACTAGGAGATATCGTTACTATAGATTATAAAAATAGTGATGGACTTGACCTTGTTGCAGACTCTTCAGAAAGATTTGTAGTATATAACATTGAGTATGCAAGAAGTTTGTCAGGGCCATCTATGACTTTATATTTGAGTGAGGTATAAAATGCCAGTATCATCAGAAGAAATTTTAGCAAGTAAGGCAAGAATTGAAGAAAATAGACAGGCGGCATTAGACCGTGCTGCCGCTGCTGCCGCAACTGGAAATACAGCACGACAAGAAACATGGCTTGCATCTGCCGCAAGATATCAAACACTTTTAGATATAAAAGATAGACTTGCCGCATCTGCTGAAAGACAAGAAAAAGCAAGGGAAGAGGCTGCAGAAAGAAGAAGAAAAGCATCAGAGCCACCAGTTGTAGTTCCTCCAATCCCTCCTAAAAGAGGAAGAGAAGATGAAGATGTTGTTCCTTATAGAGGAGCACCAGCACCAAGTCCAGCACCATTAACTCCAGCAACACTTGCAGCAACTCCAGTTGCAACCGCTGTTCCACCACCTCCAGTAAAAACAGCACCAATAGATACAATATTGTTTAATGATGATTCTGTTCCTATTGAAATTATGACAGATCTAATATTTGAAAATATTGGAGGGCAAGAGTTAATCAATATTGCTAGAAATGATACAGTAAATGGGCAAAATGTAATATATCAACCAATCAAAAATTTAACCGCTATACAGCAACAATACAATCCTAATAATATAGTTAGTCTTCAGGCTACATCAGATAAATACTTCCAAAACTTTTCTATTAAATTTGACGAAAAAGTTCCAGTAGAGCCAACTGGTCCAGCAGGCGCTCACGTATATGTAGACCCAGAGACTGGAGAACTAGTTGTTGAAGCAGTAAATATGCTTGAAGATGAACAAATTGAACTAGAAGTAACTGCAAGTGGTACAATATATGAGGCGGACATTTAAATGATAACTAACACTGGAAAGTCTATAATTGGAAAGTATTTGCTTGGTCAAGCACCAGCATACGCTTCGTACATTGCTGTTGGCTGCGGAGCACAACCGCTTGATACCGCTGACCCGTATGGGGATTACTCTGAAAAACAAAACTTAGATTTTGAAATGTTTCGTGTTCCTATTTCTTCTAGAGGATTTGTTAATGATGGAGCAACAGAAAAACTAGTTTTAACTGCAGAATTGCCAACAGAAGAAAGATATGAAATAACTGAAATTGGTTTATATTCAGCAGGATCTAATCCATCCGCTGGAGCATATGACAGCAAAACAGTTTTTGCTTTTACACAAGGAGAAAACTGGCAGTACCACACAAACGTAGCAGCGACATCTATCCCTACCATTACTGAGCCATTAGATGATCCACTAGATGATAACGTAATCGCTACCGCAGACCCTGTGTTTCAAACAAATGCAGACAACTCAATATTTTATAAATCACCAAGACCTGAAAGATATGAACGTGCAAGATTTTTAAATAATATTATTTTAATACAAGGAGATGATTCAGACCTAACTGTTGACCCATCAACTGGAAGTTCTGCTGGGCATTTTATTATTGAGTCTGGATCAAATCATATTCACCTAACTGGAGCAGATGTTAACTTTACTAGAAACTCTCCAATAGATGAACTTCGTCTTGCGTTTTCGATTATCAGTAAAGATGGAGATTCAGAATCTGTTCCAGACACTGTAAGAATTCTTGTAGATTTTGCAGAAACAGATACGGCAAATACTGGAGAATTTGCAAGATTTGAAATTGAACTAGAAAATGGCAGCGGTACTGGTGGAACATATGATTTTGAAACCAATAGATATTATGTGGCATCTACTCAACTACAAGAGTTATATCAAACACAAGGATTTACATGGAATGCTGTAACTGTAGTAAAGATATATGCTTGTGCAATAGTTTCTGATGTTCCATCTGGAGACTACTATATTGCCCTAGATGCTCTTAGATTAGAAAATATTGCAACAACAAATCCATTGTACGGACTAACAGGATACTCTGTTGTTAAAGATGCTGATGCAGAAACAATTGTTAAGTCACCAAACACAAGTAACTATATTGAATTTAGATTTTCTGTAGGTGTAACATAATGGCAAATGAAGTAATTAAAAAATTTAGAATTCCTACTACAGATCTACCACCGATAAGTAGTGTAACAGAAGGATATTCTTTGAGATATAGAATTATCTCATCTGATAAAAACAGAACATCTCATTGGTCTCCTATATATTTAGTCCTACCAGACTACGCATTTATTACTGGGAACATTGTTTTTAATAAAGCAGGCAGCATTGCTAGTTTAGTTTGGGATTCTGTTACATTAAATAAAGTTGATGGAGACAACACATATTTTATTAGAAAAGAATCACAATATGATGTTTGGGTAAGATGGGATAGAGGGGACGGTGGTGACTGGCTATATAAAGAAAGACTATCAACAACATCTTTGTCTATTCCTATACCTTCACAATATACAATAAATAATGTTGTTCAACCCTCTGCACCAAACAGATTAAGCGTTGAAATTTATTTGCCAGGATTTCCAATTGAACGAGCAGACGGTGCTGCTGGCACACCATTTTTAAAAGTTTATAGACTGCTCAATCAGACTGTTTAATGATATAATGGAGAGATAATGGCTAAAGTACCGCTACCAGAACGAGGACAACCACTAGATGTTACGTACATCTATCAATTAGCAGACGCATTAAACGATGTCGCTACACAGGTTTCTTCAGCAACATACAACTACACCACTGTAGATACAATTTCTGCAGGAAAGCAAAGCATCAAAACATCTGAGGCAAGAGTTGTAGGTGGATACGTAGAGGTTGCCAATAACTCTACGGTTAGCGCTGGTAACGAGAAAACATTTTCTTATGATTTTCCCTCAGACTTTAAGTATGCACCAATTGCATCTGCTACTGCAGTCAATATTGGTAATACACCAGCAGGACAGAATGTAAATGTTATCCTAAAAAGCGTAACAACTTCAAGGGTAGAAGGTATTGTTAGATTTGGTGCGTCTGGAGATCTTTCTCTAGCGGTGCACCTAATCATTATTGGTATTCCAAACTAAAGGGGATTGGGTAATGCATTGCATAAAATGCAATGGCAAGATGTTTGTTGATAGACAATATTCTAGCCAGATACATGTTGAGACTTATTGCATCTGTTGTGGTTCAAGAAAATTTTTTCACCCACCTTCAGATAGCAAGGAGGGTAGATGGATTTTAAACCAAGAAAACTTGAGAGCAAAAACTACAATAGTCAGCCTGTAGTTACTGGAAACAAAAGAATCTGGTTTCTTAATGGTGATTTAGTTAGGCTTTATCATAGTTCAAGATCAACAGGAATGGTTTCTGTTTATAATATTACAAAAGATAGAATAGAAACATGCTTTCGTTCTGACTTTAGAAAAAATAGAGAACGAGCATATACTGTAGCAGAAACTGCACGACTTGTCAATAGGCATCGCAAGTATATTCCATTGTTAATTAAACGAGGAGTGATTCCACCACCAATGGGATCTCAACTGGACGGGGTAAGAGATTGGCAAGTAAGAGCATACTACTCTGAATCGCAACTAAAAGAGATACGTGATATACTTGCAAGTATACATATTGGAAGACCAAGAAAAGATAATTTAATAACTAATAACATGACTCCTACAAGTCAGGAGTTGACACGAAGAACTGGCGATGGTATACTGGTTTATACGAGAACAGAAGATGGACGATTTATTCCAGTGTGGAATGAGTCTATATAATTTAGAAATGGGCGGGATAATGGAAAATAGTAATTACGTAGTAACAAATGAACCAACAAAGGTAAATGTAACATTAGGATATACGCTTAATCTAGGAAATTTTCAATCACTAAGAGTTGATCTTGGTGTTGTTGACTATACTCGTGAGGGTGAAACCACAAACGAAGCAATGGACAGAGTCTATGCATTCGTTGAAAATAAGGTAATTGAAAAAGTAAACGAAGCAAAAGCCGAGATCGTAGCAGAGTAACGTGGCTGAACGCAAAGACCGAATGGCTTTGCTCAGTCGCTACAATAAACTTTACTTGCAGAGATACGAGCAAAAGTCTAATCTCAACTTAAATGTTGAGCAGTGGGCATCAGATGCACTTGTTGAATCCTATGGACTTCCTGCTTGCTATGATTTATTAGATTATTACTTTAGTATTTCACAAGATCCAACTTGGAATTCATTTGCATACAATGCAGAAAAAATTCTTAATGGTAAACTTGATAAAGAACAAGATGACAAAGAACGAACAGAGCGCAGGGCTAAAGCAAAGGAGTGGCTGAGTGAATAATACAGAAGCAAAATTAATCACTGCAGTTTTATCAGATAAGCAGGTGCACGTACTCCTTCAAGCAAATGTTGAAAATCTTCTTAGAACACATAACGATGTGTGGAACTTTATCAGAAACTATTCTGAAGCAAATGGAACTGTTCCACCAACATCCTTGGTTGTTGAAAAGTTTAGAGACTTTACACCAGCAGAGGGCATTGGAGCAACAAAACATCACCTTGATGAGTTACAAACAGAATACTTAAATGACAGCCTAAAGGATATTATTCGTAATGCTGCATCTGAAATTCAACAGGGAGAAGGATCAAAAGCCCTAGAAGAACTAATTACAAAGACTTCTGAGTTAAAGAAAAATACATCTGCAATTCGTGACATTGATGCTACAGATATTGATTCAGCAATTGCGTATTTCGAAAATGTAAAGAAGCAGCAAGAACTAGGTCACATTGGAATTAAAACTGGTCTTCCAGGATTTGATAACTACTTACCTTCTGGAATTATGCCAGGACAACTTGGTGTGTTTCTTGCTTATCCAGGTATTGGAAAGTCATGGCTTGCTCTGTACTTTGCTGTACAAGCATGGAAGCAGGGTAAGACTCCACTAATCATCAGTCTTGAAATGTCAGAGACAGAAGTTAGAAACCGTGCTTTTACTATTATGGGTGAAGGTCTTTGGTCACATAGAAAACTTTCTAATGGAGATGTTGAACTTGACATGCTAAAGAAGTGGCACGAAAGTAAACTTCAAGGAAAACCACACTTTCACATTATTTCAAATGATCAAGGTGGAGAGGTAACTCCTTCTGTTATTCGTGGAAAGATTGATCAGTACAAGCCTGACTTTGTTATTGTTGACTACTTACAGTTGATGAG